TCACTATTGTGAAGTGAATGGTATTGAAGTAGATTCAATTACGAAACTCGTATCAAAACCACTTAAAGAAAGATTGAAGTATGATGCTATCAACCTAAACTTTATGAAAAAAACTTCGAGAGCAAAATTGCCCCTATGAGTCCTTTTGAGACCTATCAACATTATCTTTCACTCAAAAGTCATTTTACAAATCCAAAATACGATTTCTTTAAATATGGTGGGAAGTCAAGGGCAACTCTAACTTCTTTTAACAAACGCAAAGATAAATATTGGTTTGAGAAATCCAGTCGTAAATATTCTGATAAAGAAATAGTAGATTATTTTCTTGCCAATTTTCTTGCCGCCGATAACCCACAAAACATATGGATTGGAGAAATTATAAATTCTGGAGAAAGAACATACGTCGAGTGGATGAAACGACAGCAGAGTTTGACCTACTTGTTCAAAGAACAATCGGAAGAATTACTCTCGGAAACAAAATTAGAAGATGCTTTCAATTGTTCGAAAGGACATCCACCAGTTCTAAAAAAGTTCCTGGGCGGGAAGATTGGTATTGAAACCCTGGTGATTTATGATATAATATTCCAGTTCGGGAATGTGTTTGATAAAAAACTTTTGGACCCAGTGTGGGAAACCGTAAGTTTAAAAATTAAAAAATACAAACCGTTTCTAAATATCGATGTATTCCAGTACAAAAAACTTTTACGGGAAATTGTAAATGAGTAAATTCTTTGATTCTGAATTGATTCAGGAAGAACTTGAAGAAATTAATGAACTTCAAAAGTTCATTTATGGAAGTATTCTTACTTTTGGTTCGATGACCCGTGAAGATAAACTGGAACACATTGATAAATTGACTCAGTTGCTAGAAAAGCAACGTATTATGTACACAAGACTTTCTCTTTCTGATGATCCACAAGCGGTTGAGATGAAAGAGAATCTTCGCAAATCTGTGGCAATTATGGGATTTCCTCCTGACACAGATATGAATATACTTTTCAATAGTATGAACAAAACAATTGAGTCTCTCAAGGAATTTATTGACAAGTGATATTATTTTTGTTATAATATCTAAGTAAATCCAAAACATCCAATTTACACAACGAATCCAAATGTCTTTTTCTGATCTTAAGAAACAATCTAAACTTGGTTCCCTGACCGCAAAACTGGTCAAGGAAGTAGAAAAAATGAATAATAACACATCATCTGGCGATGATCGTCTTTGGAAACTCGAATGTGATAAGAGCGGCAATGGTTATGCCGTCATTCGTTTCCTCCCTGCTCCTAACGGTGAAGATCTTCCGTTTGTAAAACTGTACTCCCACGCATTTCAAGGCCCTGGCGGTTGGTATATTGAGAATTCTCTTACTACCATGAACCAGAAGGATCCCGTATCGGAACTCAACTCCGAATTGTGGAACAATGGTACTGATGCTGGTAAAGAAGTAGCACGTAAGCAGAAGCGCAAACTGACTTATGTGAGCAACATCTATGTTGTCAAGGATCCTGCTAATCCTGCTAACGAAGGTAAAGTGTTCCTTTATAAGTTTGGTAAGAAAATCTTCGATAAACTGACTGCTGCAATGCAACCAGAGTTTGAAGATGAGACTCCTATCGATCCGTTTGACTTCTGGCAGGGTGCTAACTTCAAACTGAAGGCAAAGAATGTTGCTGGTTATCGTAATTATGATTCTTCAGAGTTTGCCGCACAAGGTGCTCTTCTGGACGATGATGATGCAATGGAAGCAATCTGGAAGAAGCAGTATTCTCTTGCAGAACTCGTTGCTGCTGACCAGTTCAAGTCTTATGATGAACTGAAGAAGCGTCTTGATTATGTTCTCGGCAACAAGACTGCTCGTCGTCAAGACCCTGAGGTTGCTGATGAGGAAGAGACTTCTCGCGGTCCAGTTCGTGACCTTGATGAAGATCTTCGCACCGAATTGAGTAATCTGAGTTCTTCTTCTAAGTCTTCTTCATATGATGAAGATGAGGATGATACTCTGTCCTACTTCGCAAAGTTGGCAGAATAAGATATTTGTGCTATAATGGGGGAGAAGTTGAGAGTCCTCTCCCCTATTTTTTTAATTATGAAAAATCCTTGGAAAGCACTTATTCATAAAGCAAAAACTGCTGCGCGACCTGGACAAGAAAAGAAAAACGGAATCAAAAGAACAGAACCATTAGATGTTACTATTGATGAAACGTATTTAGTTGAGCAATTTTTTAACCAAAATGGCAAATGTTATTGGACAGGATTTCCAATTAACCCACAAGGAGTTTTTGAATCTCATAATCCACTTGCGCCAAGTTTAGAAAGATTGGACGAATTTGATGGTTATATTCCTGGCAATGTTGTTATTGCACTTAGATTATTTAATTTGGGCAGACAACGCTGTCCAGAAGAAAAATTTAAAGAACAAGTAAATTTGTTAAAAAATCATTTTAGTGGTAGTGATATTAGAAATCCTTTAGAAAAACTCTTATGAAGTCAGATTTTTATATAGATCGCATAAGTAAATCCGAATCTTCAGAGTTACTTCTGAAGTTTCATTATCTTAAAGATATATCTAAAGATTTTAAATCTGGGTATAACTATGGTCTTTATAAAAATAATGATTTTTGCCCATTAAATATTGGTGGTCTTCAAGGAGTTTGTATTTTTACTGGACTGCCTGTTCCCGAAATTGCAACAGGTGCATTTGGACTTGAACGAAATGAACAACAAGGACTTTTTGAGTTATCAAGACTCTGCATCCATCCCGAAACTCAACGAACTGAGCATAATATCACTTCTTGGTTTGTTTCAAGAGCGATTAGACAGTTACGGAAGGATACTGAAGTTAAAGCAATCATCTCTTACGCTGATAGTGATTTCCATAATGGTACAATCTATCGCGCTTGTAATTTTAAATATTGCGGACTCACAGACGCAAAAAAAGATTTCTATTATGCAGACGGAACTAAACACTCTAGAGGCAAAATTAAAGGTGCTGAAGGAGACTGGAAAGACCGCTCCCGCAAACATCGATATGTAATGATATTTGATAAGAATCTAGAACTCTTATGGTAAGGTATTTCTAGTATTTTCAGTTTTAATCAATTTTTCATTAATATATTGTGAAGATTCATCATAAAGTAAACTGTTTCTCATATCTTTAATAATTTGTTTTAAGTAAGATGGTTTGATAACATATATTAATCTTTTTTTATTATTTTTTCTTACTTCATATTCATAATTAGTAATTCCAGTTACAGGATTTATAGTTTGAGTCAACAAATTTTGGTTTGGTATAGTGAAGGATGCATCAACAACTTTTCCTGCAGGAAGAATTAATCTTCCTTTTAAATCTTTGACTTCCGTAGTCTCATAATGATGAATATCATTTAAATTTTCACCATATATTTCTTCGGCATAAGTATAAAGATCTCTATCGGATAATGGCCATTGATCCCTAACATTAGTGATTCCTGCACCAATTAAAACAATCCAATCATATTGTGCGCTATTATAGATCTCTTTAGCAACTAATTCTGGTCTAGATCCATCTGGTATTTGATACTTATTAAAGATCGTAAAAACATTTTGAAGATCTTCTCTAAGTTTTGCTCTACGAAATAAATTTTTTACAATTAAATATTCGTCAGAAGATACTCTATCAGAAAGTATTGATTGATATTCTAGATTTGGTAATTCTCTAAAGTATGACATTTTAGTAACCTACTCCTATTGTACCGTCTCCTTCATTATAATCTTCAGCATATACAACAGATAATTCTTGAAATGAAAGACTTAGTTGTAGATGAACTGGAGTAGCATCTGAATAAGTTGCATACTGTCCAGAAGCAGTATAGTTTACTCCCATATTTAATAGAGCACAAGGTTTAAATTTGTTTAAAAATGGGTGTATTTTTCCACCACTCATGTAAGATAGTAAGAATACATTTGGAGATTTTACAAAAAATCCTCCACCATTAGACTCTGCACTACCTTTACTTGCTGTCATATTTTGTTTGAATAATCTAATAATATTTTTAACCACTAACGATTCTTCTTCAGATCTGGGTATCAAGTCGTATGAAAATTGAAATGGTGTTCTAATCGTAACTCCTCCAAATAACAACTCAACATTCTGATTAATAACTGCTCCAGTTGATCTGGAAACTAGTTGATTAATATTTGCTTCTCCACTTAATAATGTTTGTACTGCTAATCCTGTAAATGCTGTCGTTGCTGCTTTTTGTCCTGTAGCATCAGTAACTCCTCCCGTAACTTTATCAATTACACCTTTTACTGCTTTTAATCCAGTATTAAATGGAGTTGATGAGGACATTACATCTGCAGTTCCACTCATAAGTCCACCCGCAACAGAATCTAATGAATTTTCTCCCCAACTAGCAGAATTTGAATCTGAAATATTTTGTGGTATTGGTAATATAATCGTCTGTAATAGTTTTTTATTATTTTTTATTGCTTGATCCGTAGTTCCCAATGCAAATCCTTGCCCTTGCTGCCCAAGTCCAGGTGGAACATATTCAACAATCTCTATTCTGAGATAATCATCATTTATTCCTATGTTTTTAATCGGATATCTTAAAGATCCTGCCATTATTGTTTTCTAACTATTTATCAGGTCTTTGTAATATATTTTGCATAAGGAAGTTGCTTCAAGGAATAAAATTCTCGAACTGAAACTTCAAAAAATGGACTAGCAGCTTCTGGATAAGTATATCGGCGTACTTTTCCCCAGTGATAATTGAATCCATAAAATCCATTTGCAGTAGAATCGCCAGCAAGAATAAGTGGATGTTGATCGTAAGTTATTCTTGGAGTTTTTGCATAATATAAAAAGGTGTAGTATTTTCCTTTGGATGTACTTGAACTTCCTCCATCAGACAGTGCTTCCAAAATATAATCCATCAGTTCCTCAGGTTCCTCAGTTCCATATAAACTGTTAACCAGTCTTTGAATTCTATTAACTGGTCTATTATTAATATTTGGATTTGCATCCTTATAGTCATTATCATTACGAATAATTGAAATTAACTTTTCTTTTGTTAATTTGCTATAACCAGATGTTTTTCCTTGACCAGATTCTCCAATATAATAAATTGTATATTTCTGTGCAATTTCGACCAATTCATTTTTAGTATAACTGTCTAATTGTTTCTCGTATCCAGTTAATTTAGATGCCATTATTTAATCCCCAAATCATCTTCGGTTAAAACTTTAAATTCCCATTGGCGATCTTCACAGAATTCCCGCGCCACTTTCCATTTTGCCTGATTTTTAGCATATTCATAAACTTCATAGATATATCCTTTTGTTTTTCTTTTTTGTGGTATTGGTTCTACTGTTTGTTTTTTTGGTTTGATTTCAATTAGATATTTCTTAATTGAACCGTTACTTTCTTTGACCTTAATATAAAAGTCTGGAAAGTATCTATGAATGCGATTATCTATTGGAGATCTATAAGGAAGCGCCAATTCTTCACTTCCCCATTCTAAAATATTTTCATTAGTATCACAATACACCATAAATTTACGTTCCCACAAAGACCTATATGTGATATTTGATGGATCGCCCTTATACTTTTTGGGGAATGCTGGTTGATATTTTCCCTTATATGACATCTAAATACTAATACGACATATAATAGGTATTTAGAGTGGCTTCACCGCGTAGAATATCGGACATTAAACCACTATTTTCAAATCTTGCCCAAACTTCACACTATGAAGTTCAATTTGGTGGATTTAGTGGTCAATTGCTGTCCTATTTGGATAGGAGAGGAATAACTCAAAGATTTATTACCAATGATGCTGGACTTCTGTGTTCTTCCACATCTCTTCCAACATTTCAATTGGGATCTGGGGAGATTTATAATCATATAGGAGTTCAAGAAAAATTTGCCCATTCGAAAGTTTATTCTCAAATTTCGATGGAATTTTATGTTGATAGTAATTATAATATATTAAAATTTTTAGAATATTGGATGGAATTCACTACGAGTGGTTCTTATAATCCAATTGCAGGAGTTTCTAATCCTATTCGGCAAGAATCTCAGGCATATTTTGTTAGGATGCAGTATCCAAAATACTATAAATCGGAATCCACAAAAATAATTAAATTTGATCGAGATTATAATGCAGAAATTGAGTATAACTTTATTGGACTTTTCCCGTTAAGCATATCCTCAATTCCAGTTTCATATAGTTCTTCAAATATAATGCTCATCAACGTTTCATTCCAATTTGATCGTTATATTGCAGGAAGAACTACTAGTTTATCAATTTATCAAAATATTAACAATAATTTAATACCAGCATCTGCTACAATTGACAATAGTGTATTGCCAAATAAACTTGCTACTGGTAAGCAGGAAATGCTTTGGAGAAATCTAAATCAAGGTACGGGAAGATTGGATGATCCAAGACCAAGAGGAGTTGGTGGACCATACAATCCTATTCAAACAATTTGACCCTAAATAAATTTACTGAATTCTATAGGTCATTATGCCTTTACCAACAATCTCTACACCAACATATGAGTTGGAAATTCCTTCAATTAAAAAAACAATTAAATATAGACCATTTCTTGTAAAGGAAGAAAAAATTCTTATCATTGCAATGGAAAGTGAAGATTCCAAGCAAATTGCAGATGCTGTTAAAAATGTAATTTCAAACTGTTTGATTACAAGAGGAATCAAAATTGAAAAACTATCCACATTTGATATTGAATATCTATTTTTAAATATTCGTGGAAAATCTGTAGGAGAAACTGTAAATGTTTTGATTACTTGCCCAGATGATGGTGTAACAAAAGTACCAGTAAGTATCAATCTTGACGAAATTAAAGTTGAAGTTAGTGATCAACATTCTCGGGATATTAAATTGGACGATGCTTTGACAATGAGAATGAAGTATCCATCTATACAGGAATTTATTAAAAGTAATTTTTCCAATACTAATGATGTTAGTGTTGATGATACTTTTGACCTGATCTGTTCATGCATTGAGCAAGTTTATAGCGAAGAAGAGTCTTGGAATGCAAGTGATTTTTCCAACAAAGATCTAATTCAATTTTTGGAGCAATTAACTTCTAATCAATTTAAAGAAATTGAAAAATTCTTTGAGACTATGCCAAAACTTTCTCATACTGTTAGTCTCAAAAATCCAAATACTAATGTTGAAAGCACAGTTGTTTTAGAGGGATTGTCAAGTTTTTTCGCTTAGGTATGTCGCATGAAGATCTTGCGTCATACTATAAAACGAACTTTGCTTTGATTCAACATCATAAATACTCTTTGACGGAGTTAGAAAATATGATACCTTGGGAAAGAGAAATTTATGTATCTCTTCTCCAACAATACATCGAAGAAGAAAATCTGAAGAATCAATCAAATGGCGGAAGTTGATTTAAAATCAGTTGCTAGTAATGGAGTAGATCCAATTACAGGATCTCCGCTGTCCAAAGAAGTAAGGCAGGCAATTTTAAATAGTACAAAAATATCAAGTTCATCCTTTAGGGGAGATACTACTTTTATATCCCAATATGTAGAGAATAATAATCAAAATTTACAACTTGCACAAACAAATCAACAATCTTTAATTGCACTTGATACTCAGGTTAAAAATCTCAATCAGCAAGTTGTAACTTTAAATTCTGGATTAGAAAAAATTGCAGTATTAATTCAGCAAGATGGTGCTTCCGACCAATCTAGATTAATATCAGAAGCAGAAAGACAAAGAAGATATGCAGAACAGGAAATAAGAATTGGTAAAGAAAATGAGATAGAGCAGAAAATACAATCTGCAGTTCTTATACCAGTTCAAAAACTTACACCAAAAGTTCAAGATATTTTTGGTAATGTTCAAAAGGCACTCACATTTCTTTTTGCTGGGTGGCTAACAAATGAGTTAGTTAAATTTTTTGATGCTAAGCAGCAAGGAGATAGGAGTAAACTTACTGAGATTAAAAATAATATTATTAAACATCTTGGTATTGCCGCTGGAATTCTTTTTACAATTAAAGGTGGATTTAATTTAATTATTAAAACACTTGGAAGTGTTGTTGCAAAAATTACAGGATTGATTGGAAAAATTATTACCGCTCCAATTAAAGCAGTTACATCTACGGCAAAAAGTATTTTTAGTGGTGGTGCTGCTAAAGGCGCAACAACGGCCGCCACTAAAGGTGCAACAGAGGGTGCCACTAGTGGATTATTAAAAAATACTGGTAATGTACTTAAGGGTGTTGCTAAAGGTGCCGTTAATGTTGTTCTGGGTGCTACCGAATTTATAGAAAGAAAGAATGAGGGACAAACAAATGTTCAGGCGGGAGCAGGAACTGCTGCTAGTCTTTATGGGGCAGAAAAAGGCGCTCAGATGGGGGCAAAATTGCCAGGACCATTAAAACTTCCAGGAATGATTGCTGGTGGAGCTGCAGGATTTATACTTGCAGGAAAAGGTACTGACCTTCTTACAGGAGCAAATGCACCAAAACCAGCAGAAAAATCATCAGAAACAGCAAAACCAAAAATTAATTCACAAAAATCAACACCTTCACCAGCAGCTGCACCATCAGTAACAGCAACACAACCAAAGATTAATTCAGCAACACCTTCACCAGCAGCTGCACCATCAGTAACAGCAACACAACCAAAGATTAATTCAGCAACACCTTCACCAGCACCAACACAACCTGAAATTAAATCTACTCCACAAACACCAATGACTGCTGGAGTTGGTAATTATACTTTCAATATTGACACATCAAATCCAGAATTTAAGCGTATCGAAAATTCATTTGATAGTAAACAATCTGAACAAAAATTAGAGGTAGAGTCTAAAACAAATGAACAAAATATTCCAGAAGTAACTTCACCCACTCAATCAAATGAGAAAAAATTAAATATACAACCAGCTCAAGTTCAAAATATACCAAAACCAGTTCCAAATGTAGGTAATTTGCCCGAAGCAAAACCAAATGTTATCGTCACATCATCTGGACAATCTCCACAAAAATCACAGAAAGTTTTTCCAAGTACTGGTGAAAGTATGACTGATGTTCCATTGATAAATTCAGCAAACCCTGATAATTTTTATATCTTGTATTCTCAGTTAAATTATAATGTGGTAATGTAAGATGGCATCTATATCCAGTTCTTTTAGATTATCTTTACTTGCATCCGAAGATGCTAATAGATCTATTAATACTACAAAAAACCAAATCTTAAAATCTAATATTTCTATTAATAAAATTTCTAGAGTAATATCATCTAATACGAAAGAAAAGGAAAGATTGGCATTTAAATCAAGTATTCTTGATGCAAGAAGAAGAGAAGCATCTAGAAGAAAGGAAATTGAAGATAGGATTGAAGCATCAAAAGTAACTACAAATCCAACAAGTGGATTTAGAATGATTAGTTCAAGTTCTGCTGGACCATTTCAGAGATTATTGGGATTTCTTGGATTTTTAACTGCTGGATGGTTAGTTGAGAATTTGCCAACAATAATTTTTATAGGAAAGGAATTTATTTCTAGAGTATTTAAAGTTGGAAGTTTAATATCGGATTTTATAGGAGATACTTTAAATATAATAAGTAATTTTGGAACTCTTTTAACAAGTGTTGTTACTAACATAGCAACTTTTGATTTTACTGATCAATCAGGCAGAGTAAAAAATTCATTTTTAGATTTAAATTCTTCCATGCAATCTGTAAATGATGAATTGTTTCAAGCTTATAAATTATTAACCACACCACTTACACAATCTTCTGATACTGAAGAAGAAGCACCACCATTAGGAGAAGAAGCGCCAAATACACTTTATCCTCAACCATCAACACCTTCTAGCCCTGTAGGAGGAATTCATAAACAAGCATTGGATATTATTGCTGGTCCAGAAAGTGGTGGCAATTATAATGCTATGAATCAAGGAACTGATAAAAATGGAAACATAGTTGGATCAACTATGGGAGGCAAAACTTCAAAAGATATTATTGGTAAAAATTTAACTGATATGACCATTGGTGAAGTCATTGATCGTCAAAATGAAAGAAAATATCCAAGAAACGCAAAACCTGATTTGGGAGTTCATGCTGCTGGAAAATATCAAATGATTGGTAATACTCTTCCAGGAGCAATGAATTCTGCAGGTTTAAAACCAAGCGATCAATTTAGTCCCGAAAATCAAGATAGAATGGCACTTGCATTAATGCAAGAAAGGGGAATAGCACCTTGGACTTCTGGAGGATCCAAATACTCTACTAAAGAAAGGGCAATTGTTGAGCAGGCGAGAAGAACTCCAGTATCAAAGGCACAACCAACACAATCAGCAAAACCAACTCCAACAACAATCTCAACAAAACCTACAAATACTTCCACTGGATTATCACTTATACCCCAAAGTGGGTCTGGTGGATTTATTCAGGGTGGATCTGGAAATGGTAAAGATAAATTATATGCAACACATTTTCATTTGGATTATTCTTCCAAAACAAATGATCCATCAATACTTGCAAGAATTAGAGATGTTGCCTTTTATGCTGTAAAGGCAATGTTTGCAAGAGGATCTAGTGTTTATTTTGGAAATGCTGGAATTTTTGCAAGTAAAGATGATGCAACTCTAAAATCTCAAATTGCTGCAGAACAGCAAGCACATGGTGCAAGAAGCAGCATGGCAGTTGATATACAGGAAACTAATCCTTCAGTGCAAAGAACTTTTCCATCTCAACCAGGATCGGCAACTAAATTTCCCTTTGCCGTAGGTTCGGTCTATTATAGGGGAGGATATGGAAGAGAGGCAGAAATTGTTGGAAGTCAGGGAATTACCGTTTCTCACGGTGCTTCTGGATCTTCTGGATCGGATCTTTCTGGAAAACCAGCGAAGGCAAATTTATATCCTACAGCAAAATCAAATGTTGAACAAGTAATTACTCCAGAAAGAAAAGGTCAAACAATTGTTGTCGATGTTCCCGAATCATCACCACCTCCACAAACCACAGTAGCATCTTATCCAACAGAAGGAAAAAAACCTACTGGTCAAGTAGATAATACTTACTTGTTAAATAGATTTATTAAGCAAAAACTTCTTCTAGAGCTAGCGTATCTATAATGTCAATAAAAAAATCTATATTTGAAGAATTAATTATAGAATCAAACGATCAAAGTAGAACTGTTGATATTAGTAGTGGTACTATTGCAGTTGAATATTTTGAAGATATTTTTTCACCTACCATTACTGCCAAAATTAAAGTAATGGACACTGGAAATGTAATTGCTCCCAAAGAAAATCCAGATGGAGATAAGCAATCAATTTATAATGGACTTCCTTTAAGAGGTGGAGAGAGATTATCAATAAGAATTTCAGGAAACAGTGAAAAAAATCCAGGATTAGATTTTTCAAAAAATTCTAATGGTTATCTTTATGTTTCAAGTATTACTGATGTAATTTCTGAGACTCAAAGAGAAAGTTTTACTCTTCATTTAACTTCAAGAGAATCAATTACAAATGAAACTTCTAGAGTTCCAAAAAAATTTAACCCATCATCAACAATTGATAATTCTGTTAGAGCAATTCTTAATGACTATTTGATAGCGAAAAAAATTGGAAAAATTGATAAGACCTCAAACAAATATGGTTTTGTTGGAAATATGAGAAAACCATTTACAATTTTAACTTGGTTAGCATCAAAATCTGTTCCCGAATCTTCTGGATCTGGTACAGCAGGATTTTTATTTTATCAAACAATTGATGGATTCCAATTTAGATCTATTGATAATTTGATTGAACAATCTCCAAAAGCAACATACACATATAGTGAAGCAACAACTTCTTATGATTCTGAAGATAAGAAAGATGATAATGATTTGAAAATTTTAAATTATATTACTGATAAAAATCAAAATCTAATAGAAAAACTTAGATTAGGGGCGTATTCTAGTCAAAGATTATTCTTCAATCCATTGGATTTTAATTTTTCAAACACTGTATTTACATATAATAATTATTCTAAAAAAACAAAGAATCTAGGTAAAAAATTAGAACTTCCAAAAATTTCAAATAGTTCCAATCTAGGTCTCGATGAAGTACCAACAAGAATTATGAGTCAAATTTTGGATGTTGGAACAATGGATCCAGGCGTATCTACATCGCAAAATTCGGATCCATCATTACACCAATCACAATCATTGATGAGATATAACACTCTTTTCACACAAACTATGAGTATTATGGTTCCCTCAAATACAAATTTGAGAGCAGGTGATATTATCGAATGTCAATTTCCCAAAATTTCCGAATCTGATGCAAAAGAATATGATTCAGAAACAAGTGGTCTATATATGATAAAAGAATTATGCCATCATTTTGATGTTGAAAGATCATATACTTCTATGAAGTTAATTAGAGATACATTCGGACCCAAAAAGAAATGATTGATCAATCACTACTTCAAAGTAATTTTATAGGAAGAGATGGATTTCGTTGGTGGATTGGGCAAATTCCACCAATTGAGTCTCAAGGAAAGCAGACTAATGGTGGTGGATGGGGAAATCGTTGTAAAGTTCGTATTATGGGTTATCACCCATATAATAATGTAGAACTTAAGAATGAAGATTTGCCCTGGGCGCAAGTTCTTCTTCCAACAACTTCTGGATCTGGCGCAGCAAATTACTCAACAAATCCCAAACTTCGACCTGGTGATGTTGTTTTTGGATTTTTCTTGGACGGAGATAATGGACAAAATCCTGTAATTATGGGACTTTTTGGTAGAACAAGTCAAGTTCCATCCAATGACTATGTTTCTCCATTCGTTCCATTTACTGGGTATACTGATAATGTTGCAGATCCAAATGGTAAAGTATATAATAGTCAAACAAGTGAATCAAATTCAACATCTCAGAAATCTCCAAGAGATGTTCCGCCAAAGGTTATTAATAAATTAAATTCAAATAAAGAAACTAAAGATGAAATTGCATATTACAGTGGTGTAGGTAAAAAAATTGTATTCGCAAATACTTGTGATGATACTGCAGTAAAGGGAATAATAACTGAAGTAACTAATTTGTTGGATAAGGTATCTGATGGAGTTTCAAAAGTTTCAAATATTGCCGGAGAAATTAGTCGTTCGGTTGAAAAAATAGTTTCGATTGCAAATAACATAGTTGGACAAATGTTCAACTCTCTTTTCAATAAACTTATTCCACTTCTTAAAAAAGGTCTTCAATTATTATTTAAAACAGTTTTTGCAAAAGTATTGGCAGCAACACTAAATCCTGGAATTGCACATTTAGCAGGAGTAGCAGCACAAACTGCTATGATTAATCCAGTTAAAAAGTTGGAAGAAGCAATTCCATGTGTTGCTGGAAAAATTGTAAGTGGACTTGGCAGTATTGTAAAAAATCTTTTAAAATCTGTCTTAGATAATGTTGACAACTTTGTTACATGTGCTGGAAATCAATTTTCTGGTGCATTTATGAATGGAATTATTAATAAGATTGTTCAAGGTCTTGCAGGACCTTTAAATGGGGTGCAAAAACTCCTATCTTTAATTGGGGGGTTTAATGTTGCTAATTTTCTTCGTAGTGGCATTGATTCAATTAAATCTATTGGTGGATTGTTTGATTGCAACCAATCAAAGGGAAAATGTTCTGGACTTGTTAAAGAATGGACTATTGGAAGTGGTGCAAAATCAAGCGAAAATGAAGAGAGCACCTTTAAAAGTATATTGGATAATATGAATGTTGCTGCAGCTGTTGGACTATCACCATATGTGAAAGATGTTCAAGAAAATGATTCTATTGTAAAAGATAATTACGTAGGATTAAGAAAAGTAACTAGTATAGTTACTAAAACCGATAATACTCTTTTATTTGATAATTTGAATGGTTTTGAAGTTGATGGATTACTTACAAGTAATTCTGAAATTATGAAAATTACTTCAATAAATCCAAAAATCAATCAAATTTCTGTTGAAAGGGCATATTCTGGAATTTCTACAAATTATGATGTTGGATCAAGTTTTTCATTAATTTCTCCAATTACAGATACTACTTTATCGGAAGCATCTCCAACTTTCACATTTAATCAAGAATATGGTCAATGGGATATTTTTGGAGCAGGAACAAAAACCCCTGCAACTAATAGTCCTTTAGGGGGATGTTATACTGGGAAACCAACATCGTGTGGGCCTCCCAAAGTTCGTATTTTTGGTGGTGGTGGATCTGGGGGAACAGCAACAGCAATTTTGGGAAATTTTGCTAACAATGTATTAAACAATAATAATATTACCGAACAAAGAACCGCAAGTATAATTGGAGTTAGATTAGATAATGCTGGATCGGGATATCGTTATCCACCATTTGTAGAATTTGTCGATAATTGTAATCAAGGATATGGGGCTGTTGCTAGATCAATAATTAATGATGCTGGTGAAATAGTTGAGATTTATATGGTATCAGAAGGTGAAAATTATCCTTTAGGAGATGTTAATTTCCAATCATCAGTATCTACTGCTGAAACAAATCCACAATACAAACCATATGGTGTTGTTAGAGTTGCAGTTATTAATGGTGGAATAGGATACAATGCTGGAGATGTCGGAACTGATAATTATAATAATACCTACAATCTAATTGTTGATGATGTTGGAACTGTTACGTCAGTTTCCATAACCTTACAAGACACCCTGACCCCAGAAATCATATCAAATATCATTCAAGAAAATCCTGGACTAACAGTTTCTAGTACCAATACCAATACTAATAAAAAACTTACTCAGAGACGACCAATAAATAGTATGACAATATCAGATTTACCAGTTATTAAAATTAAATCGAAAACTGGTGTTGGAGCAATATTAAAACCAATTGTTGGAGAACTTTCAACAACTCCTCAGGGAGAATTAAAAATAGTAGTTGACTGTATAACATAAAATGGCAGAAAGACCGAATCAAAATTGGGAAGCAAGAGATATTTGGAGTTTAGGTCCAAAGTTTAGAATTGACGTTACTAATCCCCAAATGGGATCCAACGGAACAAATGTTTATGCTCTTTATGGAGTAACTGACAACAATGATGTCAATCTTGTCGGTTTAACTGAATCTGTATCATATAGAATTTATAATGATAGGCATATTGAAATTATTGCAGGAAATAAGGAAAGTAGTGACGGGGTAGACATTGTAATTGCGGGAATGAGTGGAGATGTTACTATTACAGCAATGAGAAATGGTTCAGTTAGAATTAAGGGGAAAAATATAATGATAGATGCAGATGAAGACGTAGATATTAAAGCGGGAAGAAATATTACATTAAATTCTGGATCTGGTAGAATTTTAATGAAGGGTAATAAAGCTGATATTGATGCTTTAACTGGAAATGCGATTAAACAATCTTTTGGTAGTCAAATATTTTCTGGAAGTTTTGTTGGTGGAGATATTGTTGGTAAAGCGTTTGATATAGCAAAAACTACAGTGATAGGTTCATAAAATGGCAGATATTACCGTATTTGGAAATGAATCTTATTTTAATGAAAAGGTAACTTTTTTTAAAAATATTATTGCACCAAATCTTCAAGATGGTAAATATCAATTAGCTTCAGAATGGGAATCTGAAAATGAAATTTTATCAGCTGGTACTTTAGGTATTGAATCTGATACTAATCGCTTTAAGTTTGGTGATGGAGTTACTCCTTGGAATAATCTAGGATACGCATCCGTCGAAGCTATTCAGGGTACAAGTGGGCAATTTTCTGGACAAGGTACTCAAGGTCTTCAAGGTCGCCAAGGTCTACAGGGACTTCAAGGTACTCCGGGCAATCAAGGATTCCAGGGTACTCAAGGTACTCAAGGATTTCAAGGTACTCAAGGTACTCAAGGTACTCAAGGAAACCAAGGCAATCAGGGTACTCAGGGTACTCAAGGTGATCAAGGTGTCCAAGGTACTCAAGGTCGTCAAGGTGCTCAAGGATTTACTGGTGGTTTTGGTTCTCAAGGTAATCAAGGCACTCAAGGTGACCAAGGTACTCAAGGTCGTCAAGGTGCTCAGGGCACTCAAGGTGTTCAAGGTGTTCAAGGACCATTAAGTGATTTCCAAGGTACTCAAGGTAATCAAGGTCTTCAAGGTCTTCAAGGTAATCAAGGACTTCAAGGTCGTCAAGGCACTCAAGGAAACCAAGGAACTCAAGGAAACCAAGGCAATCAAGGTCTTCAAGGTCTTCAAGGTCTTCAAGGTCTTCAAGGACCATTAAGTGATTTCCAAGGTACTCAAGGTAATCAAGGTCTTCAAGGTCTTCAAGGTCTTCAAGGTCGTCAAGGCACTCAAGGACTTCAAGGACTTCAAGGACCATTAAGTGATTTCCAAGGTACTCAAGGAAACCAAAGTACTCAAGGACTTCAAGGAAATCAAGGTGTTCAGGGATTTTTGAGTAATTTTCAGGGTACTCAGGGTGCTCAAGGTACTCAAGGTCGCCAAGGATTTCAAGGTACTCAAGGTCGCCAAGGACTTCAGGGACCATTAAGTAATTTCCAAGGTACTCAAGGTCGCCAAGGTACTCAAGGTGATCAAGGTGTCCAAGGTAATCAGGGAAACCAAGGTAATCAGGGTCGCCAGGGTACTCAAGCTGCTCAAGGGCGCGTGGGCGCCCAAGGTACTCAAGGACTTTCCAATCAAGGTATTCAAGGAAATCAAGGTCTTCAAGGTCAACAAAGTGCTCAAGGTACTCAAGGTCGCCAGGGTAATCAAGGAAACCAAGGTACTCAAGGTGACCAGGGCACCCAAGGTAATCAAGGAAACCAAGGTACTCAAGGTGACCAGGGTACTCAAGGTACTCAGGGACGCCAGGGGCGCCAAGGTACTCAAGGAAATCAAGGAAACCAAGGTACTCAAGGTGACCAGGGTACTCAAGGTAATCAAGGAAACCAAGGTCTTCAAGGAAATCAAGGAAATCAAGGAAATCAAGGTCTTCAAGGAAATCAAGGAAATCAAGGTACTCAAGGAAACCAAGGTCGCCAGGGTCTACAAGGAAATCAAGGTCGCCAGGGTCTACAAGGAAATCAAGGATTCCAAGGTACTCAAGGAAATCAAGGTACTCAAGGTGATCAAGGTACTCAAGGTACTCAAGGATTAGGTAATCAAGGACTTCAGGGTGCAGCATCTTTTCAAGGGTCCCAGGGTACTCAAGGTGCTCAAGGAAACCAAGGTGCTCAAGGAAACCAAGGTACATTAAGTAATTTCCAAGGTACTCAAGGTACTCAAGGTCAACAAAGTGCTCAAGGTATTCAAGGTCCCCAAGGTCGTCAAGGTGTTCAAGGATTTTTAAGTAATTTCCAAGGAACTCAAGGTGCCCAAGGTACTCAAGGTACTCAGGGTGCTCAAGGGCGCCAGGGTACTCAAGGAAATCAAGGTACATTAAGTAATTTCCAAGGAACTCAAGGACTTCAAGGACCATTAAGTGATTTCCAAGGTACTCAGGGACTTCAAGGTAATCAAGGCCTTGGTGCTCAAGGTACTCAAGGAAATCAGGGTCGTCAAGGAACTCAAGGTAATCAAGGTACGCAAGGTAATCAAGGTACGCAAGGTAATCAAGGTCGCCAAGGACTTCAAGGACCATTAAGTAATTTCCAAGGTACTCAAGGTGCTCAAGGTACTCAAGGATTCCAAGGTACTCAAGGTGACCAGGGTACTCAAGGAAACCAAGGTGTTCAAGGATTTTTAAGTAATTTCCAAGGTACTCAAGGTAATCAAGGTACTCAAGGTAATCAAGGTACACAAGGTACACAAGGTAATCAGGGATTTCAAGGCACTCAAGGACAACAAAGTGCTCAAGGCACTCAAGGCACTCAAGGAAACCAAGGTGTTCAAGGATTTTTAAGTAATTTCCAAGGAACTCAAGGTAATCAAGGTACACAAGGTACACAAGGTAATCAAGGACTTCAGGGTGCAGCATCTTTTCAAGGGACTCAGGGTACTCAAGGTACTCAGGGTAATCAAGGTGTTCAAGGTACTCAGGGTAATCAAGGTGTTCAAGGTACTCAAGGTCGCCAAGGTCTTCAGGCTAATCAAGGACTTCAGGGTGCAGCATCTTTTCAAGGTCCTCAAGGTACTCAAGGTACTCAAGGTACTCAAGGACGCCAAGGTACTCAAGGAAACCAAGGTCTTCAAGGAATTCCTGGTTCTGGAGTCATAGTATTAGAAGACAATAATACTACCAATGAAGTTGATTATCTAACATTCGTAAAACAAACAAGTGGAACAACAAATAATGAATATGTTTCTTCTAAAAAATTAGTTTATAATCCATCATCCGGTAGTGTTGGTATTGGAACAAGTATTGTAACAAATACTTTAACAGTTGTAGGAACAACAACTTCCACGGAATATTTTGGTAGTGGTGTAAATCTAGTTGGAATTGTAACGCAATTAGTACCTGGTATTGGTATTGATATTACCTCAACACAAAATCCAGGAAAAGGTAGGGTAACTGTTGATGCATATCGTCCAATTGGAAAAACAATTTATGTTTCTCAAACTGGTAATGATGATAATACTGGATTAGCAGAAAATTATCCAAAAAGAACTATCAAATCAGCTGCCTCTGTTGCTTTGTTTGGAGACACAATTAAAGTATTTCCGGGAGTATATGTTGAAAATAATCCAATTGTTCTGGCAAAAACAGTATCAGTACAGGGAACAGAACTTCGTAACTGTGTAGTAACACCACAATATCCAGATCAGGATCTATTCTATGTAAACAATGGATGCCACATTACTAATATAAGTTTCATTGGACCAAATATGACCAGTGGATCTGCTGTCGTTTCTTTACAACCACTATCTGGTGTGGCGACAGATAGATTCTTTGATGCAGCAAGAATGATTCGTTTGAATTTAGATTATATTGCAAAAGAATCTGTTGGATTCTTAACAAGTGGATTTAGTGGATTTGCAGGCAGTCACAGAGAGCAAGATGCTGCAAGACTAATTGATAAGAACTTAAATTATATTTCTGCAGAAGCAGTTGGATTCTTAACATCACCTGTTGGATATGGATTTACATTATCAAGCGGAGATTATACAAACTGTAGGGAAGATGTTGTCAGCATTATGAATGCTGTTTCTTATGATCTTAAGGCAAACAGTAATCGCAAATCAATTGGTGCGGGATATTCATATTTCAATAGTTCTGGTGGTCTAATTCATATTACTGGTATTGCAACTCAAAGAGCAACAATTGCTGCACTAAATTATGCTGCAGGAATTGCAACTCATGTGATTAATAATTATACTCCTCCAATTTCATATCAATCTGGAATTGGTAGTGTTTCCCAAATCAAAGATGCATCGGTAATTATTGTAAATGGTGGATGTGTTGGTGTCGGAACAACTATTCGCCAACTTGTCGGTATTGTGACCAATATGATTGGGGCAGCAAGTACATTAACTGCACCATCAGTTCGTTATGGTGTTGTACTTGAAAGTGGAGATTGTTCAGATGATGTTAGATCGGTATGGAAGTGTATAATTCATGATATTACAAGAGGTGGAAACTCTAGATCGGTTGCGGCAGGTAAAGCTTATTATGATTCTAATTGGAATCTAATTCCACAAATTCTTCATAATCCTGGAGAAGTTCAACAAACAATCTCAACATTTAATTATTCATTCAATATTGCCCGAGCCGTAATTAATAACTGCTCCTGGGGAGGTTATCCTGTTGGATTGGGAACCACTGTGGTAAATGCTGTGTATGATGCAAATACAGGTATTACAACTATAACCGCAATAAACCACGGATTGACTAAAAATGATCCAGTAAAGATTGCTGGTCTTGGATTCACTTGCCCTTCTGGACCTGGAACATTATTATATCCAAGTGGAAATCTTGGGTATATTTTCCCAGTTAAATCTATAGTTGGAGTGAACACATTTGAAGTTGTAGTTGGACAATCAACCTTACCACATACTTATGTTTCGGGTGGAACAATTCAAAAATACACAAACTTCCAAAATCAATACACACAAATCAAAGATCTTGCAATGCAAGTTGATCCTAAAACCGGATTTAATGATGTTATTGCTTCGTGTGCCGATGTTGCATCAGCATTAAAATCTTGTGTTGGCATTGTAACTTCAATTGTAGGATTTGGATCTACAGCATTTGCATATGTTGGATTTAATACCACATATCCCGGAAATAGGGGATCTGGATTTGATTCGATTAGAAAAATTCAAAATGCAATTTATGATGAAAAGAGTGGTAAAACAACAATTACATCACAAGGATTCTCTTTGAAAAAGGGTGATATTATCGAAGTCCGTGATTTACTTTTCTCTTGTTCATCTGGTGGACCAACATCGACTCAATTATTCCCATCTGGAAGATATGGATATGAGTTTTATATTGAAAAAGTCTATCCAAATGGGACATTTGACATCTATACTGGAATTAGTACTATTCCACATACATATGTTTCTGGAGGATATATTATAAATCGTTCAGTAGGTGTTACCACTGCATCATATAATAATTTAACTGGAATTACCACAATCACTGCTCCAAATTTGAATGTGAGAGTTGGAGATTTTGTAACCATTCGTGATTTGGAGTTTTCTTGTTTAAGTGGTTCTGGAACAACTACAATCTATCCAACAGGAAATAATGGATATGATTTTAGAGTATTAAGTGTTGTTGGCACTGGAAGTACATTTACTGTTAACGTTGGTACAGCACCAATGGCACATAAGTATGTTACTGGTGGCGTAGTTCTTCCTCCATATTCTAAGGGTGTTGGTCCTATTACTCAAGGTCCTTATATTAGAAACTGTACAAACTTTATTCCAGATAGTATTGGAATGAGAGTTGATGGATTTAACGCAGAACCTGGAGAGGCAGAAGATATTGGTGTAACTGGGACCATGAGTGTTGACTCTTATACACAATACAATCAAGGTGGAATTGGATGCTCAATTACAAATGGTGCATATTCTCAGTTAGTTTCGATCTTTACAATTTGCGATGATATTGGCATCTTTACTAAGTCTGGTGGACAATGCGACATTACAAACTCCAACTGTTCATTCGGAAACTATGGACTAGTATCTGATGGTGTTGGAGATTATGAGACAAAATCAATTTACCGTTATACTGGTGAAGTAGTTAATAGTGCTGAAATTGAAACTGATACTGTGACAATTTCTGGATTGGGCGGGCAACGTCCATATGATGGTCAGGCAATTTATTTTGGAGAATTATATTATCAAATAAATTCTCTTCAAGTTACTAATGGTGGAAGTGGATATAGTCAACTTAATCCACCAAATGTGACAATTGATTTTCCAGAAGGTCCTAGTGGAATTCGTGCAGAAGCATCCGCAAATGTGGATGAAAATGGTATTATAACTTCCATTGATGTTATTAGTACTGGAAGTCAATATTCAACAGTTCCTAATGTAACAATTTCCAATGCTCCTGGAGGATCTGGAGTTGGTGGTGATGCAACAGCAGTATTATATCCTTTATATTATACGATTCAAACTGCAACACTTCCTGTTTCTGGCATCTCAACTGTTATTCTGACACAGAATCTAAATAATAGTGTTGATCCTGGTACGACAGTTTATTTCTCAAGAATCAGCCTTCAGATTGCAACATCAATTTCACTTGAATGGGTAGGATCTGGTACAGATATTAATACTGCAAAACCCGCATTGGGTGGAGTTACTATTCAGGAAAATGAAACTGATAAACGTAATGGTGGACAAGTTGTTTATACCAGTACAAATCAAGGCGGTAACTTCCAAATTGGTGATGGCGTTGTAATTAATCAATTAACTGGTACTATTTCTGGAAGGGCGTTCAGTCAAAGTCTGTTAAATACAGTAACACCCCTAATCATTGCATTGAGTTAAAAAAATGGCAGCAATTGCACTTAATAAATTTAGAACAATACGAGTCGGAATTACAACAAATAATGTTGGAATTTATACTTGCCCAATTGGAGTATCTTCAATTGTTATTCTTTCCAAAGTTGCTAATATTTCCGTAGGAGCATCTGCAAGTACATATTCAGTGACAGCATCACATTATAGGGGTACGGATAGTCCTACGGATTATGTTTTTGCAAATGCAGTTTCAATTCCTCCAAATGATGCTTATAATTTGGTTTCTGATGGGAGACTGGCATTAGAAACTAATGATGCTATTAAAATTCAAGCAAATGCAAATGGAGTATTGAATCTTATTTTAAGTGTTCTTGAAACTGCTAAGCAGTAATAAAATAAATGACAAAATATAATTCTGGAAGAGTAAAAAGATTTGGACAAACTGGTATTACATCGGATCGTTACCAATATCTGGGATTAGAGCAAGCAGAACCAGATTTAGGAGATCCAATAGTTGGTGTATCATCTGTTGTTGCAAATCCTTTTCCAGTAGGAGATCAATACCTTTTAGGTGCAGTAGCGGGAGAAATTGGAAAAAGATATTGGATAAAAACAAGTAGTCTTTCTGGAATTGGTTCTACTGGACCTTCTGGTACTCAGGGTGCTCAAGGTACTCAGGGTGCTCAAGGTACTCAGGGTGCTCAAGGTGTTCAAGGATTTTTAAGTAATTTCCAAGGTACTCAAGGTACTCAGGGTACTCAAGGTACTCAGGGTACTCAGGGTACTCAAGGTCGTCAAGGTTCTCAAGGTGCCCAAGGTACTCAAGGGACTCAGGGTAATCAAGGTAATCAGGGTAATCAGGGTAATCAGGGTATAAGTGGAGAATTTGTTGGTCAAGGTGCTCAAGGTACTCAAGGTCGTCAAGGAAATCAAGGTGTTCAAGGAAATCAGAGTACTCAAGGATCTCAAGGATCTCAGGGTACTCAAGGAAATCAAGGTACTCAAGGTACTCAGGGATTATCAAATCAAGGTACTCAGGGATCTATAGGATCTCAAGGATTTCAGGGTATTCAAGGAAATCAGGGTACTCAAGGATTATCAAATCAAGGTATTCAAGGATCCATAGGATCACAAGGATTTCAGGGTATTAGTGGATCAGTTGGTTCTGTGGGGAGTCAAGGAACTGTGGGTGATCAAGGTACTCAAGGTACTCAAGGTCGTCAAGGTATTCAAGGCGTTTCTGGTTTATTTGTTGGACAAGGTGCTCAAGGAACTCAAGGTGCTCAAGGAACTCAAGGTGCTCAAGGACTTTCTGGTGAATTTGTTGGTCAAGGTGCTCAAGGAATTCAAAGTACGCAAGGTAATCAAGGTATTCAAGGTCTTCAAGGATTTTTGAGTAATTTCCAAGGTACTCAAGGTAATCAAGGTAATCAAGGAATTCAAGGTATTCAAGGATTGCAAGGTGTTGGTTCACAAGGTGCTCAAGGATCTGCTGGGTTCCAAGGAGCTCAAGGTATTCAAGGAAGAGCAAATCAAGGTACTCAAGGATCTATAGGATCGCAAGGTTATCAAGGTACTCAAGGATTGACTGGACAGGCGGGTATTAAAGGAGATCAAGGTGCTCAAGGTATTCAAGGAACTGCAGGAAATCAAGGCGCTCAAGGTATTCAAGGGCCACAAGGTTTCCAAGGTACTCAAGGTCGCCAAGGTATTCAAGGTCTTAGTGGATTCTCGGGTGCTCAAGGTGCTGTAGGTGATCAAGGTACTCAAGGTCGTCAAGGTGCTCAAGGTAACCAAGGTCTTCAAGGAGTATCTGGACAAACTGGTTCTACAGGCGCTCAAGGTAGTGTAGGATCACAAGGTGCTCAAGGTCGTCAAGGTGCTCAAGGATTTACTGGCGGTTCTGGTGCTCAAGGTGGAGCAGGTGCTCAAGGTACTCAGAATACCCAAGGACTTCAAGGTGCTTCTGCTTCAGTCGCCACTAGTGGAAGTGGTGGAAGTCTTGCTTTAATGGATACTTCTGTATCTGGAACATTAACTGTAGGGGCAGGTGCGAGACTCACAACTGTTGGATCAGTAACTGGAATAAATGTAGATACTCAAGTTCCAGGCACGACTTCAATTGCAGTTTTTGACGGCACTGGTGCTAGAACTTTAACAAATATTAATAAAGTTTATTTAACATCAGTAACTAAGTTATTTTATTATATAAACCGAGGCGGTGGTGGATGGGGAGATACTCCTTTTGATGCAATAAATTTACAATATTCGATTAATGGTTCTAGTTGGACTACTATAGATTCTGTAGATTATTCGGTATTATCTAGTAATGTATGGACACAACGAGAAATTATACTTAGTAATTTTACAGGTTCTCAATATTATAATGGCGTCTTTTTAAGATTTGCCCAATCCACATCTCCAAGTTCTGGAAATGATACTTGGGCAGTTACATCACTAATTTATCAATTGGGTGCTTCTGGCGGATCTTCATCAAGTAGTGGATCAAACTCATTTGCAGTTTTTGATTTATCAACATCAAATACAGCAATATTGCCAACATATCCCAATAATTCTGGAACCAGATTAACGACTGTTGGATCAGTAACTGGAATGAATACAAGAACTGAAGTTCCAGGCACAACTCCAATTGCAGTTTTTGATGGTAATGGTATATATAGTAGTACAAGAACAGTTACCACCCCAAATAAAGTATATTTTGTTACTGTAGATAAAATTTATTTCTATGTGAATAAAGGTGGTGGTGGATGGGGAGATATAGCATACGATCCTTTATACTTGGAATATTCTATTAATGGGACTAGTGGTTGGACTACTTTATGGACGATTGATGATGGAGATATTCAAGATAGTAATGTATGGACATTATTGAGTATTACAGTTCCAGCTGCGGCAAAGTATTATAATGGTGTATTTTTAAGATTTAATAATGGTTCTTATGGTACTGCAACTGTTTATCGTACTTGGGCTGTTACTTCCATAGTAGCATCTTTTTCTATTCCAGGATCATCTGGAGGAGCATCATCCGGAGGATCTACTTCTCTTGCACTATTAGATTTATCATCTTCAAATAATTTTGATTTACCAACACCTCAACCAGGAACCAGATTAACGACTGTTGGATCAGTATCTGGAATGAATTCAAGAACTGAAGTTCCATCCACGACTCCAATTATAGTTTTTGATGGTAATGGTTACAATAATTCAACAAGAACAGTCACTACTAAGAATAAGGTTTTTCTAACATCAGTAAGTAAAGTTTATTTCTATGTGAATAAAGGTGGTGGTGGATGGGGAGATATAGCATACGATCCTTTATATTTACAATATTCTATTGACGGTTCTAGTTGGACTACTTTATGGACGATTGATGATGGAGATATTCAAGATAGTAATGTATGGACATTATTGAGTATTACAGTTCCAGCTGCGGCAAAGTATTATAATGGCGTCTTTTTAAGATTTAATAATGGTTATTATGGTACTGCAAGTGTTTATCGTACTTGGGCTGTTACTTCCATAACATTTGATTTAGATGGTGCAGCAGGATCTACTGGTTCATCTGGAGGATCTACTTCTCTTGCACTATTAGATTTATCATCTTCAAATAATTTTGATCTACCAACACCTCAACCAGGAACCAGATTAACGACTGTTGGATCAGTAACTGGAATGGCAGTAGCTACTCAAGTTCCATCCACAACTCCAATTATAGTTTTTGATGGTAATGGATATATTAGTTCTACAAGAACAGTCACTATTAAAAATAAGGTTTTTCTTGCAGGACTAAAAACTTTATATTTCTATGTAAATAGAGGTGGTGGTGGATGGGGAGATATAGCATACGATCCGTTATACTTGGAATATTCTATTAATGGGACTAGTGGTTGGACTACACTTTATACTGTAGGCGTTGCTAGTTATGATGGATATACAGAGGTATTCAGTAACGTATGGGCACTAAGAGAAGTTGTAATTCCTGCAGCGGCAAAGTATTATAATGGTGTATTTTTAAGATTTAATAATGGTTCTTATGGTACTGCAAATGTTTATCGTACTTGGGCTGTTACTTCAATAGTAACAACAATTAATGAATTTGATCAATCATATAGTCCAAGTAGTTTTAGTGTAATTGATTTATTAAATCAAGATACGGTGGATCTTCCAACTCCTACATCTGGGGGAAGATTAACTACTGTTGGATCAGTATCTGGAATGAATTCAGCTACTCAAGTTCCATCCACAACTTCAATTGTAGTATTTGGTGAAGCGGATCTTTATCCTGGATGGTATGGATCTCCCAGAAGAATAACCAACAGATCTAAGATTTGTCTTGCAGCAGTCGATATTATTCAATTTTATGTAAACCGAGGTGGTGGTGGATGGGGAGATACTGCTTATGATGATCTATATTTGGAATATTCTTATGACAATTCAATCTGGAATATTTTAGGTACTGTTACTGTTGGAAGTTATACTTCTAATGTTTGGACATTGGTATCCGCAACAGTTCCAGCAGCGGCAAAATATTATAATGGAGTTTATTTAAGATATAGTACTCAAACTTATTCTGCTGGTTCCAATTACCGTACCTGGGCGGTTACTTCTGCTGTTGGAAAATCTACTGCATTATTATCTGATGATACCAGTACAAATTCAACTTATTATCCAACAATTTCAACATCTTCATCTAGTGCTGATTTTAGAACATCATCAAGTAAACTCACATACAATCCATCAACTGGAACATTAACATCAACAATAGTTGCAGATGTAGGTGGAAATATTAGAAAACTTCCAAATAATGCGAAATCTGCTAGTTATACTCTTGTAATAGAAGATGTTGGAGAATTGATTAATACCACCACAGGTGGAGTTACTGTTCCATCTGGTGTGTTCAGTGCAGGTGATGCAATTACAATCTATAATAATTCTGCATCATCACAAACAATTTCTCGATCAGGAGTAACAATGTATCTTGCCGGAACTTCAATAAATGCAGATAGAATATTGGCACAAAGAGGTGTATGTACTGTTCTTTGTGTCGTTACACCTAATACATTTGTAATTTCTGGAGCAGGATTATCATGACAACTATTCAACAGATGTTTTTTTTTAGTGGTTATTCATTAGTTGATGGAATAGTTCAAAGTTCTGTGGATTTTTCATTAGGTACAACTTCTGGAAATACTTATACTTTCCTCGGCGCATCTTCTACCACATATAGTATTGAAGTATTAAATGACCCCAACGGAACAAAATCTATCAGATTTCCAGTGACTTATCCTGGTACAACTTTTTCAGGCGATGGGGTGATTCAAACAACCAATATTACTCCACTATCAACAACAAATTATAATATACTGAATGATATTTTTTATATCTTCAGAACTGGATTTCTTGGAGTTAGTGGAATTTATGGCGCATCTGAGTTATTTTTTGATTTTTATAGCATGTCATTTAATGGTAATCGAATTTTTAGAGTTTCGGGTAATGTAAGTAATCAATATTATACAACATCTCCATTTAATCCAGCATCACTTTCTAATTCTGGACAAGTGCAATACACAACAGATGGTTCTATAAATGGTGGAAATGGACTTTTTGCGAGCACATATGGCGCTAATGCTTATTTTTACTTTAGTATTTAATGTTACACTTGATCAACTGGCACATCCCCCTTGACAGATTCCCCTAAGCGTCATATAATATTCAGGTAATCAATCAAAGACCGAATGCAAACCGAAGAGTTCTTGAGTCGTTGCGTTGTCGATACTCTTGCACGAAAGTTCTATCTTTATTCGAGTGAAGGTAAAGAACAAGTTGTAGAATGTGAGACTGTTGACCAGTTTATGAGCGTACTGGAAGTAGTTCGCACTCGGGTAAGTGAAGATTGCCTTGCATACAGTAATCCCTTTTAAGAAATGGAAGTTTTTACAGTGGAAGAGTTTCAAGAAAGATTCGACGAACTTGTGGAAAGAGTTGAAAATGGAGAACATTTAGGTATCGTCAACGAAAACGGGCAGGCAGCAGTGATGATGCCCGCAGATGACGACCTTATACGAATACACACCGAGGAGAATAACGAAGCTCAGTAGTATTCTGAGTTTTTTATGGTCGTCAGAACAGGTGTTCAGAGGGATCTTATAAGTCCTTTGCCCCAGATTAGGGCCTTTGGCAGGGTTCGATACCCTGGGCGACTATTTGCTATTCGTTATTTGCGAATAGAGAATGCTCCTTTAGCTCTCTGGTTGAAAGCACCGAACTCATAATTCGGCTAAGGTCGGTTCGATCCCGACAAGGAGCACTTGACTATTATGATTCTTTGAGTTATAATAGTCTCACAAGCGAGTATGGTGGAATCGGTAGACACACCAGACTTATGAAAATTGAGCCTCATTTAGGAAACTTTATGAGTGTAATTCCTCAAATTCGGTGAAACCTGTAAAATGGCAATACCGAGCCAAGCATCGTAAGATGAAGGTGTAGAGACTAGACGGGGAACATCTAAACCGAAAGGTATGATGAAGGTA